AAAAGGATATAGAGTTCCAGTTGATTTTCCTGAAAAAGAATTGGAACTAGATCCTTACATGATTGGTTATTGGCTAGGAGATGGTTCAAGTCGCACTTCTTCAATTACTTGTCAAGATTCAACAGTATTATATTATTTTGCACACAATTTGAAAAAATATAACTTATCATTAAAATACAGAAGACAATATGATTATGGTATTTCAGGAAATGGTAGATATAATAATAATATTTTTTTGAATACATTAAAAGATTTAAACATGATAAATAACAAACACATACCAATGGTCTATAAATGTAACTCAAGAGAAAATAGACTTAAATTGCTGGCTGGTTTAATTGACAGCGACGGACATCTAAATAAAAATGGTGGTTTTGATTTTACAAATACAAATGAAACTTTGATGAACGATGTTATTTTCTTGGCAAGGAGTTTAGGATTTTCTTGTTATAAAAATAAAAAAAATACATCATGGACTTATAATAATGAGAAAAAATATGGAACCGCTTGGAGAATTCAAATAAATGGTGTGGGAATAGAGGAAATACCAACTCTAATTCCTAGAAAACAATCAAAATCTCGCCAACAAATAAAAGACGTATTGGTAACTGGAATAACGGTTAAATACATTGGAGAAGGAGATTATTACGGATTTACATTAGACGGAAATTCTAGATATTTAATTGGCGATTTTACTGTAACCCACAACACACTCTCATCTATTGCAATTGCAGAAGGATTTAAGAGCAATAAAAAAGTTATTGTAATGACACCCGCTTCTTTGCGAAGAAACTATATGGAAGAATTGAAGAAATACGGCGAACCAATTTATAAGAAGAATCAGTTCTGGCAATGGATTTCAACGAGAGAACATCCCGAAGCCATTGAAACGTTGTCAAGTGTTCTCAATTTATCCGTTGAATACATCAACAGAAAAAAGGGCGCATGGCTAGTAAATACCACAAAACCAAGTAATTATGACTCATTGGAACCGGCTGAAATCAAAAGCTTAGACGACCAACTTGACGAAATGATTCAATATAAATACAAATTTATTAATTATAACGGTTTGCGAAGAGATAAATTGAAGGACATGACAAACAACTTTGAAACGAATATATTTGATGATGCTGTTATTGTCATTGATGAGGCACACAACTTTATTAGTAGAATTGTAAATAAGATTGCAAAGGAAAAAGAAATCCCTGTAGATAGAACTGGTAAAAAGGAGCGGGTTCCTTATTCATTGGCTCTCATTTTATACGAATTGTTATTAAGTGCTAAAAATGCCAGAGTTGTTTTGTTATCAGGAACGCCAATTATTAACTATCCTAATGAAATTGGAATACTTTTCAATATTTTGCGTGGTTACATAAAGACCTGGGAGATTCCTCTTGACGTCCGTTCCGGACAATCAGTTGGAAAGGAGAAGTTACAGGAGATATTCGCGAGAGAAAAAGTATTAGATTATTTGGATTATTCCAAAGACAAGGTGTTAACTATTACAAGAAATCCTTTTGGATTTGAAAACAAAGTCAAAGAAGACACTGGTTATCAAGGAGTTACAAATAAAAAGAAAGAATTTAAAGATGAAAAGGGTAAATTGCACATTGAAGAACGTGGAACTATTAGCGACACCGATTTTGAACGCAGAGTTATTAGTATTTTGGAGAACGCGGGAGTAAGTGTTAATATAGCTGGAATTAAAATTAATTATCAAAAAGCATTGCCTGATAAATTTGACGATTTCGTTGAAATGTTTATTAAAGCCGACTCGGGTGAGACCAAAAATATGGAATTATTCAAACGTCGTATCATGGGATTAACGTCTTATTTTAGAAGTGCGCAAGAATCACTTATGCCTAGGTATGAGAAACTTACTGATTTTCACGTTATTAAAATACCAATGAGTGATTATCAGTTTACTGTGTATGAGGCAGCTCGTGCTCAAGAGAGAAAACAAGAAAAGAACTCTAAGAAAAAGAAGGGCGTCATGGATGAAAATGGAATCTATAAAGACCCAACTTCAACATACCGCATTTTCTCTCGTTTATATTGTAATTTTGTTATGCCAAAACCACCGGGACGTCCTCTTCCAAAAGAAGAGCGCGAAGAGGCCACGCAATTGGAGAACGTCTATGAGGAAGCCCTAAAAGAAACTTCCAAGAAAGGAACCAATGATTTGGAAGGTGAAGCATGGGACGGCGAAATTGAAGGAGACGAAGCGATTGAAAAATTAGCAGATGCAACCTATGAAAGACGAATCCAACGAGCTATTGAGTTTTTAAAAGAACACGAAAGTACAGTGTTATCTCCGGAAGGATTAGAAAAATACAGCCCAAAATACTTGAACATATTAGAAAATATTCAAGACCCTGAGCATCGCGGTTTACATTTGGTTTATAGTCAATTTAGAACACTTGAAGGAATTGGAATATTTAAAATGGTTCTAGAGGCAAATGGATTTGCTCAATTCAAAATTAAAAAGGATGCAAGTGGTGTGTGGAATTTAGATATTAGCGAAGAGGATAGAGGCAAACCAACGTTTGCGTTATACACTGGAACAGAGTCCGCGGAAGAAAAGGAGATTATTCGTAATATTTATAATAGCGATTGGGACGTGAAATCTCCTATTACAACTGAATTAAAGCAGATTGCTCATAATAACCATACTGGAGAGATTATTAAGGTTTTAATGATTACTGCGTCTGGTTCAGAAGGCATTAACTTGAGAAGCACTCGCTATGTTCACATTATGGAGCCATATTGGCATCCAACACGTGTTGACCAAGTTGTAGGCAGAGCACGACGTATTTGCAGTCATAAAAATTTACCAGAGGCTCTGCAAACTGTGGAGGTGTTTCTTTATTTGATGACATTTACAAAGAAACAAATTGATAGCGGAGAATCTATAGAGTTGAAAAGAATGGATAAGAGCAAACGAACTTACAAGATTCACGTAGAGGGAAAGGAAGACAAGGAGGAACACATACCATTAACTAGTGACGAAGCGTTGTTTGAGATTTCAACTATTAAAGAGGATGTAAGCTCTAAGATAATAACTGCCATTAAAGAGGCATCCATTGATTGCGCCGTTTATTCAAGACGCGGAACAAAAGAGCAATTAACTTGCTTGCAGTTTGGTGAACCATCTTCTACCGCGTTTTCATACGTTCCTAGTTATAAAAAGGAAGAACCCGACACTGTCTCAAAGATAAATAAAAAACCAATTGAATGGCGCGGCAAACCATACGAATTCCGTGGAAAAAAATATATTTATCGCAAGATGGATAAGGACCGTGGAAATTTATACGACTGGGACAGCTATCATAGAGCCTTAGAAAATCCTCAAGTAGAACCTATTTTAATTGCGACTGCGGAGAAAACCCCAGCAGGAGTTGTTATTAGACAGATTTAAATTAGATTTTACTTTGTTGAATTTGATACCATGTAGGCTTTTCTCTCTTCTTCCATGATGCTATTTTTTGTTTTTCTGGAGTTTGATAGTATCGGCGATAGGCTTCAACCGCGTCTTCGCATTTGCATTCAACTGGCATCGCTTGAGCAAATGGCGTCAGACCTGATTTTGGAAACTTTTCCGCGCTTGGTGCATATTCTCGCAAATATTTTGCGACAATATACGATTTATGCATTTTTTCCGGGGAATGATTATACCGGTATTTCCACTCGGCATGCATAGCATCAACGAGGTCTAATGCCCACATATAATTTGCCAGAGATGTCCGCATCCAAATAGTTACTGGATGATTTTTGTGAGCAATCTTGTATATTTTTATTTTAGTGTTGATTTTATTTTCTGCGTCAACAATTTGCATGGCAGTGCAAAGCATCTGAACTGCTTCCAAAAGAATCTTGCTGACATGCTTGTCAAACATTGCCTCAGCGCATTCCGCAAAGTTTAATGAGAGAATAAATAGATTCATTGTTATATTGTAACTGGTTTATTGGTTGTTTGACATAATTAAAAAACTTATTTTAGTTTCAATTTTTTTAATTTGAAAGTAAATTAATTTGCTGACTGAACGTTTTTTGTTGTTAGACAAGACAACAATATAATTGCAACCATGCTTAGACGTTTCATTTTTTCATATTTTTTGTAATAATCTTCTGGTTTTGATAGAATATACAGTTTTTCTAATCTATCCTTTTCAGTTTCATTAGTTTTATTATAAATAATTAATAATCCTGTTAGCATTGATAGAACCAAAATTTCTGAGGGAACAATTAAATAATGGCTAGTAATTTTATTACTTAATTCTGAAATAAATGTTTCCATATTAAATGTCTCTCTATAAGTTGTTCTGACAATTGCTGATATTGATGCTATTTTTGTTTGGTCAAATTCAATTGCTTCATAAAGAGGAGTAATTTTATAAATAGGCTGGGGATTTTTAAACGAATTTTTTTTTGTAATATTGTATCTTCCTTCTTCGTAGTAATATTCATCTTGCACATTTTCCCACAAAACCTCTCCATCATCCCAGGTTATTTCTTTTATTTCTTTTATTTCTTTTATTTCGGTTAATTCATTTGTTTTGCTAATTTTTATTGGACGTTCATTTTTGTGTTTAAATGGTGACCAAAACCCAATTGCTTTGGATATATTTGAAGTTAATAGTAAATAAATTATTGAAACGCTTAAAAGTCTCATACTTGTTTGTTATTATCTGTCTTTATAATTTTTATTACAAAGCTAATCAATTTTTATTTTCATTACAATAGATAATATTGCGTTCAGCTTTTCATCTAAATTGTTTATGCGTTCATGCATATTTTTTAATTCTATTGTTACGTCAGGTTGACTTGATTGAGGTTCTTTTGCAGGCTTTAATTTTGAGAAAATATTATTTTGAGCAGGCTTATATTCAATTTCTTGAATGTTCAAACTAACTCCATTCAAATCTATTGAAGGATAATCGTATTCTGAATTTTGACCCCATGTTACAGTTTTTTCTGATTTATCTAAAGGTGGTCCTATATTTATTAATTTTGGCGTTTGTTGATGAACATATTGGTATTGCGTTTGTTTTTGTTCCATTTTTAGTTTAGAGTTTTCATTTTCCTGTATCTTTTCACTTTTTACAGAGGTTTCTGCAGGTTTTAACCATTTCTCAACTTCATTTTTGTTCGCGCTTTTGTGTATATTTTCTATTTCAAAATTTCGTTGAGCTAAAGTTCTAGCTATTAGTTCATCCATTGCACTTCCAATTGGTTTATCTAATTCGGCGTCGCTAAATTTTGGAGCTTCTGGAATAGGAACTGACATCGCGCTCATAAAGTCGTTTTTCTTTTCTGAGAGAGACTTTTCAAACGCACTAAGTCTCTCGCTGTGCAATTCTTGTATAGTAAAATTGGTTGGTTCTTTGTTAGAAATATTTATTTTTTGCGGTTGAAATTGTTGTTGCGATTGCTGAGATTGTTTAAAACTTGTCATGATTTCTCCAATAAATTTTTTATTCATGTGCATTAAATTCTGTTTTACTGTTTTCTCCCTTTCAAAGAATGTCCTAGCTTGATTTATAAAAAATCCTCTCGCATGAGACGATTGTTCTTGAGATTTTACTCTTTCTTTAATATCGTCTAAAATTATTTCCCAAAGCATTTCAATGTTCTCTGTTGTAATGAAATCTATGTTTATTTGAGAATTAGCCATATAATTAATAAACGCCTATTATTTATATGATTTTATAACGTATATAAAATCACATAAAATAAAAACTATAAATTATGGCATAACAAAGGGAGTTTTTCTATATACACCATTTTTAGCCCACATATCAAATGAAAACTCAAACTTTTCTTCATTTGAACTATAACTAATATATGGGTTTAATTGTGGTCGCAAATAACTCCAAAGACGTATAGTGCACCATGTTGATTTTTTACCATTGTAAACAGTGGTTCTTCCTTCTGTGATTAAAGGTCTTTTCAATAGCAGACGACATGAATCTTTATACAATTCCTTGTTTAATTTATGAATAATATGAATATTATTGCGACGAACCACAATTCTCTCATCAAATGATAAAATAATTCTCACAATTTCTTCCGGAAGATATTTTGTTAGGCAATCTAATTTCATTTTCAATATATAATTATGAAATTATGCCTTTAAATTTATCTACCACTCCAAACTTTTATTAAAGGTAGATTATGATAGTTATCTTTTTCTTGAAAAGATATCCCCCAAGTACAATATGCGTGTATATTTCCCAACAATGTTTCTTCTTTTTCGCATTTTTTTAATAAACAACCAATTACTCGCTCAAATGACATTCTATCATTTCTTGTTAATACACATTCTAGTAGTTTGCTAAGATCGTATTTATTGTTAACGTAAAGCAAATAATCGTGCGCAATAATGGACATGCCACCAAAACAACCTTTCCATAAATCTTTATTTTCATAAAATTTAAGCAAATCATCATCATGAAACATTTTTATCATTTTTGTTTCATCCTCTATCTGGTCATAATAATGTTCAAAATCCCATATTAATTTAAATTTATTTACACTAAAATCTATATATGAGTTTATAAACACGCTATCATGAATTATAACAGCAATATCAAATAACTTGTTATGCAAATAATAAAAATATGGTAATAATTCAGCTCTTCCAGGATATTCGCTATTTATAATAGTAGTTTTATACAAATCCCGTTCTATTATATAATCGCGGTTACTATTATCATCTATAATAAGTATTTGGTTTTCAGGATAATATTTTCGGATACAATCGTAGCAATGATTCCAATAAGTATTTGTTAGTTCATTGTTTACGTGTCTCAATATAATAAACCCAACTTGATTCATGTATATAATTAATAATTATAATTTATTTAATATAGTTATCAATTTTAATTTCTATTTTGAATTACAACTCTTTGTTAAAATAGACTTTTCTGAATTTCTCCATATATTTGTCGTCTAATATATGAGTTTTAAAGTAATTGCTATCGTGACGGTCTTCTAACATGTGCGCAATAAAATACAAAGAATAAATCCCACATTCTGTGTCACCATATTGATGTTCAACTGGATAATTCTGGTCAAACTTGAAATTAATGGGAATTTTTAATTGTTTACCTTGTTTAATAATACGGTTCACCAATTTCATTACTTGCCTGGGGGCCTTATCACCAGCACTATCAAAGAAAAATATCTCTCCCTTTTTAATATTAACAAACATAGAAACCCAGTGTGAACCTCCTTTATAATGAGGGTCCAAGTTAAATATCATTCCTATTTTGAATCGTTTATTTTTTATTTCGTCTTCAATATTGAAATGGCATAACTCTTCCCAAACACATTCACTGTATAATTTATGCGTGTCAAAATCAATTGGCGATGGGCCAATAAAATCAAAACATTTATATTTAATCTCATATTGCTTCATAACTTCCAATATATCTGTGCTTGATAACCATTCATTTGGGTTTTTACTCCATTCTTTGGGAGAGACTGGCGCAAACGAAGAGTGTAATTCTTTGTCCAATTTACCATTGACAAACTTTTGTTTTAACCAACACGACTCCTTGTTGCAAACGCCTCTTAACTTGTTGTTTAATTGTGTCCAAATTTCCTTTGCGTCGTTGGATTCAATCTTGGAATCCTCATGACGCGCATTCCACAAATCTTTCAACTTATACAAAGTTTCATCTTCTAAACACGTATATTTTTTATCAGCAGTCTGTGGACTGCATCTTAATTTTACGGTCCTGAACTCCTTCATCATTTTTTCTCTAAATAGATGGTTTCTTCTTGTAGTTTGGTTATTAGAAGACTTATGTTTTTGCGTCTTTCTCATCGCTTTTGATTTTTTCCTCTGAGGTTTCCTCATATTTATTATTGATATTATTCTTTTTACGAATACCTTTATTTTTCAAAACAGGGTCTTTTAGATTTATATCTTTTTGCATTGGAATAATTGGAGCCTTTTGACATATTTTTGTTGTTGTTCGTTTTACCAGTTTTTCTAGTGCGTTTGGTTCAGTTATTTTAATAGAACGCATTAATAACTTATTTAGTTCAGCTTGTTCGCTTTCTGATAAAGTATTGCTTCCTAACGATTCTTCATCAACAAATCCGTCATAATCCGACTGAATTATGTCTGTTTTATCTAAAGCTTTAAAATACTCAATGCAGATTTTAGCATAAGAGTCAAAGGCAGAAGAAACATCGGGGAACATCATCTCAGGTTTTTCATTATTTAATAATTGTTTTGTTAAATCAAAAATGCGACGTTTATAAAACCTTTTTTCCTTTTTATTCACAGTTTTATTATTTGGCTTGCCTTCTGATTGGCTAAGATATTTTGCATATTGCGTTTTGTTCATTAAGCATTCTAATGTCAATTCTGATATTATATTTTCTGTCATTATATTTCTCTCTTGAGAGAAAATGCCGCTGCCCCTTTAAGTTGTTTGTTTCGTTTTTATCTTTTTATTCCTATTTTTTATTTTTTATTTTTTCTGTTTTTTATTTTGTATACACATGTCATTTGGAGTTAAATCTTTAAGTTGCTGTCTAGTGCAGTTTTGGAATAATCCTTGACCAATATTCTCAGTATTTGGGTTAAATGAGTTAAAATGCTCGTTTTGAAATAATCCGGGAAAAGGTTGCTGCACATTGTTGCTATTATTTTTAAAATTAAATTTATATAAATCGCTGTTTGAGCTAGGCACATATACAGACTGGCTGCAAGATTGAATCGCGTAAATCTGGTTTCTTAATTCGGATTCTGTGTTAATATTTGTCGCAAAACCAGACCATGGGGCTTGGGCGTTTCCAGGATTAAAAACTTCAGTTGTGCTGTATACTGGCTGTTGAACAAGCGGTGTTTTAATAGGCACTCTCGGGTCCACAATCGGCATGATAGAATATTTTGTCATAACTGGTCTTACACTTAAATAAGGCTGTAACATATGTGAGGGAATGTTTCTATCATAGATTCGCCTATTAATAGAATTTGTTATTTGCGATGCACACTCTCTTAATCCTTGTTGGGTTGTCATTAATATACTGAAATATAATTTATTTTAACCTTGCTACACTTTTCTAAATGTATAAAATCAATATAAAGAAAAACAGCCTTAATAAATAAGGAAACTACATGTGTGGAATATTTGCATTATTAAACAATGACAACTTGTTTCAGCAAAAATTTATTAACGATCAATTTATGAAAGGGCGAGGCAGAGGCCCAGAGTTTTCTAAAATGCAACCGTTCACTTTACAATGTTTGTTGGGGTTTCATCGTCTAGCTATTAATGGTCTCAATGATGTATCTAATCAGCCAATTATAATCGGCGATGTGGCACTTATTTGCAATGGTGAAATTTATAATTACAAAGAGCTATATGCTATGATGGGAATTACG